CCCATCGTTGAGACACCTGAGGAGCCTGTTGAGGGGCTTGATGGCGCACCCATACTGATCGGTGCAAAGGAGTACCTGAAGAACGAGCGTGAGTCGTTTAAGTTTGACTCCTCTGAACTCAATGAGGTAGTGCGTCAGTTTCCGTTCACTGAGGACGAAGCGTTTAGAGACAGCATCGATGGAAGTTTGTTCAACATAGGTAAGATCTACGAGCAGATAGACTACAACCAGGATCTGTTCCCTAACCCTGTTGTGAGTGGTAACTTTATCTGGGAGGAGCAGGACAAGAAGGTTGTCTTCACACCAGACAGACACGGTAGGTTTAGGGTGTCATGGATGCCTGGTGAGGATGAGAGGAGTGTCATCTATGAGGACAGGGGAAAACGCATGCCTCCGTTCCCTCACTACGGTGTAGGTGGTGTCGACTCCTACGACATTGACGCTACAGTAGACGGTAGGGGATCTAAGGGTGCGCTGCACATGTACAACAAATTCTCCATGAACAGGCCATCCAACATGTTCGTTGTAGAGTACGCCTCTCGACCAGACATGGCGAAGATCTTCTATGAGGATGTTCTGATGTGCGCTGTGTTCTACGGCTACCCACTGCTGATTGAGAACAACAAGTACGGAATTGCAAGGTACTTTGAATCAAGGGGTTACGATGGTTATCTTCTTGAGAGACCGAAGCACTTGATGTCTGGTTCTGGTCAGATGTCAAAGACCAAGGGTATACCATCAAACTCTCAGGATGTGATACACGCACACGCGCAAGCTATTGAGCAGTACATACACAACCATGTTGGCATTAACTACGAAACAGGCGAGTATGGGAACATGTACTTCGACAAGACGCTTGAGGACTGGATAGGGTTCCGTATAGATAAGCGGACCAAGTATGACCTTACGATAAGCTCAGGTTTGGCGCTGCTTGCTGCTCAGACACCGAAGAAGAAAGAGGCAGCTAAGTTTGATGACAAGAAGTTTTTCCGTCGGTATAGGGCGATCGGCTAGTGTCATATATTTGCGAAACAGGTAAAAGTTTCGTAATAAACTATGTACGACAAAGAGTACAACAAGACAAAAGGCTTCCCAGATCCACTCGCTAGTCCAGAAGAAAAGGCATCTAGGGAGTATGGTCTTAAGTACGCCAAGGCTATTGAATCACAGTGGGGTACAATAGACGACAACAACTCTACGATCAGCAAGCGAAACGCAACCTTTTCTAAGAGTAGGGACTACGCTAACGGTACGCAAGATACGTCTATATACAAGCAGCTACTGCATTCACTTGACCCTAACAACAACGACGGTAGTCTGTTGAACCTGGATTACACTCCAGTTCCAATACTACCAAAGTTTGTCAAGGTGGTGGTGAACAAGATACTGTCTAGGGATCCGTACCCAAACCTTGAGGCTATCGATCCGCTATCCTCTTCAGAGAAGAACAAGAACAAGAAGCGTGTGGAGATGCAGGTTCAGGCGCGTGAGGCTCTCAAGCAGTTGAAAGAACAGACTGGCATGGTTCTGGACATGGACCCAGATGAGATGCCTGAGACGTTGGAGGAGGCTGAGATCTTTATGGGAACAAACATCAAAACCGATGCTGAGATATCTGCGCAGATCGCTACTAACCTTACGCTCACTTGGAGCGACTACAATGAAAGCGTTTATCGGAGGTCTGTTAATGATCTGGCTGTTCTTGGAATGGCTGTTAATAGAAGAATAAACGACCCAGTATACGGCCTTAAAACTGAGTATGTTGACCCACCTTCTTTCGTACACAGCTTCACCGATGATCCTAACTTCGGAGATATAGTGTACGCTGGTCACATCAAGCGTATGCCACTCCATGAGTTGAAGAGGCTCGCTGGTGATGAGTTCACTGAGGAGCAGTACAAGAAGATAGCTACGACGGTAAAGAACAGGAACAACAACGATCCGTACGCGCTTGACAAGTACAGGTATGACGACACATCCAACAGAAGTGTGTACGGCTACGACGAGTATATGGTTGACGTTCTTCACTTTGAGTACAAGACTACAGAGCGTATGTTCTTTGAGGAGAAGGATAATAGGTACGGAAACACCAACTTTTTTTATAAGGGATACGAGTACAAGGAGCGGGCTGGCAGCGTGTTTGAGAGGAAGCCACACTCACTGGATATAGAGGTTGTGTACAAGGGGAGCTACGTCCTTGGGTGCAAGGACTATCTGTTTGGATACGGTAAGGCGACTAACATGCCAAGGAACATGTATGACATATCCAGAACACGGATGTCTTACAGTGCTGTGGCTACCAACATGCGGAGGATGATTCCTAAGAGCATGGTGGATAGTTGCATCGGCTTTGCTGATATGCTTCAGCTCACACACCTCAAGATACAGCAAGCCATAGCCAAATCAAAGCCAGATGGTCTCATCATTGATATTGAGGGCTTGGAGAATGTTCAGCTTGGAAAAGCAGGAGAGCTGCAACCACTCGACCTCCATGACATCTACGAACAGACAGGTGTCTTCTACTACAGGAGTAAGAACGCTGAGGGAGGATTCCAGAACCCACCGATCCGAGAGATAGGCAACACGATCAGGAACATCAACGAGCTCATCGGTCTGTACAACCACTACCTGCGTATGATCAGGGACGTGACGGGTATCAATGAGGTTGTTGATTCCAGCACACCTAAGGGTGAGGCTCTTGTGGGTGTTAGAGAGCAGGCCATTGCCGCTGCGAATAACGCTATCTACGACATCACCAACTCAGCTATGGTGCTGTACAAGAAGGTTGTTGAGGACATAGTCAAGTCGCTTCAGGTCCTGCCGAGAGACTCTGTTGTGTATAAGATGTACGAGAACGCTATAGGGGAGACGAACATGCAGGTTCTGAATTCCTTTGAGGATCTCCCCATGTACAACTTTGGTGTTGTGGTGGTGAAGGAGATGGAGGACAAAGACAAGGCGTACCTTGAGCAGAACATACAGATGTCTATCCAGCAGAAGGAGCTTGACATAGAGGATGCTATAGCCATCAGGAACATGAAGGACATTAACCAGGCTGAGAGGCTGTTGGTTGTGAGGAGGGCTAAGCGTATGAAGCGGCTTCAGGAGCAGGCTATGCAGAACTCACAGATGCAGGCTCAGATACAACAGCAGTCTGCTGAGGCCGCCTCTCAGGCCAAGATGCAGGAGATGCAGATGCAGGCTCAGCTTGATGCTCAGACGATGCAAATGAAGGCTCAGCTTGATGCTCAGATGGAGACACTGAAGCATGAGTTTAAGAAGGAGATAGAGTACATCAAAGCTCAGTCGCTCTTGGGCCTGAAGACAGATGACAAGGAGTTTGCTGAGAAGCTTGAGGTGTTTAAGGAGGAGAGGAAGGATGAACGTGTGACAAAACAAGCTAAGGAACAGGAGAGATTAATCAACTTGAGACAACAGAAAAATGGCTAAGAAGGCAAACCTTGATGTATCAGATAAACTTGATATTACGATCAGGAGAGGAGACTCTTTTGAGCTGAGCCTTAATATCAAGGACAATGAGGGTAATAACATAGCGTTGTTAAGCAACGATTACAATTTCTTTATACAGGTTAAGTCTGTCACATCGCCGTCCTCTGCGTTGCAAACATCAGCCCCAAGGAAGACTGTCATAGCTGGTTCATCATTAGATGAGACTACAGTGACGAACTCACCAACAAGAAAAGCAGCTAGCCCAATATTCTCGTTTGTGGACAGGGATGATGATGGCAACGTGAAGCTGAGGGCAGAGGCTGAGGACACGGCTAAGCTTCCTGTGGGATCTTACGTGTACGACATACAGTACAAGTACGTAAACAATGGTTTCAATACTGTGACGACTCTTCTTAGAGGGTCATTCATTGTCAAGGAGGATATAACAACATCTGTCTGATGAGCAGGGTAACAGTAACTCTTAACAGTGGTGCCAAGGGAGAAACGGGCCCCACAGGTCCCATAGGTCCTACTGGGGCTGACTCAACGGTACCTGGTCCTCAGGGGAATACTGGACCGCAAGGCAATACAGGTCCTACAGGCCCCACAGGCGCTGACTCAACAGTGCCTGGCCCTCAAGGGGAGACAGGCCCTCAAGGGGAACAAGGTATACAAGGTATACAGGGGATCCAAGGGGTCCAAGGTGAACAGGGGATCCAAGGTGAAACAGGTCCTCAGGGTGATAAGGGTGATAAGGGTGATACTGGCGATCAGGGCCCTGTAGGACCCACAGGTGCTACGGGCGCTACGGGTGCCACAGGTGCTACGGGCGCTACAGGCCCAGCCGATAACTGGGTGTCAGATGGAGATGATATCTATTACATCGATGGCAACGTAGGGATAGGCACGACAGCCCCATCAGAACCATTGCATGTCGTTGGGGACATGAAACTTGAGGGTACAGTAAACTCCGACAACCTAACCCCAACAAACAGGTACGATGTAAGGAACTGGATACGCACAGGGAAAAGGACTGTAGACAATTCTACGTTTAACCCTATTTTACTTCTTAATGGCCCCAGAGGTCTTTGGTTCAAGCCTGATGGAACAAAGATGTACATCTCTGATTGGGCAACTGATGATATTTTTGAATACGATCTATCAACCGCTTGGGACGTAGAGACGGCTGTCCAGTCCTACAGGCTTGATGCAGCCCAAACCCCACCAAGCGCTAATACAGTATACAGCATATTCATAGACCCAACAGGGACATACCTGTACGCTGCTGATGATGATGAGGATAGGGTTCAGGTTTGGACAATGAGTACAGCATGGGACTTAAGCACAGCGTTTTCTACAGATTCTATGAGTGTGAGCATAACGTCCCTTGTTTCTGAATCAGTTAACCCGTGTAGTCTGTTCTTTAAGCCTGATGGTACAGTCATGTACACTGGTGACTTTACCACAGAAAAGATATACCAGTTCTCTCTGTCTACGCCATGGGACCCAAGCACAGCTAGCTATGTAAGCTCAACGCTGAACATGTCTAGCGTAACAGATTACCCAGGGCTACCATATGTTAGTAATGCTTACCCAAGTAATTACTTTGGGATGTGGATTGCAGATGA